GTGTATTTAAATTAAACCATGCGTTTAATGGAATGTATAAGGTTTTACCACGTATGGATGGATTAGACCCTGAACTAGAAGTATTGTAATAAGCGTTAGGATAAGAATTTACACGCGAATATGCGTTTCCCGGGTCGTTTAAATCACTAGTATTTCCTATCATTTCATTAAATAAATCTTTCTTCAAACCGGTGAAATCTCGTAAAACTGCTGCCAAAAGATACGTCCCTGAAAATTCCTGGAGCGTTTGATTTCCACAGGTGATTGATATTTTTTCTATCATTTCGGCACCAAGATAGTCAATCCATTTAAATTCATACGGAACCCATACCGAATTATAACTCGGGTCTATAGTTTGTGGTGGAAATATGGGACTCCAAATATCAGGTAAATTAATTGATAAGTAACAATCCATTAATAAATCGGCATATCTTGGTATTTTAAATACAAATTGAGATGATTCATTTAATTGTAGTGTTTTAGAACCTTCAAAATCAACTCTAAATTTTTGCATACCAAAATTCGTATATTTTGAATATGAACATTTGAAAAAAGTTTTACTTGGATTTCCATTTAATATAATATTTTGCTGTCCCTCACTAACAAGATTTAATAATCCTCCGGGCATTTAATTTATATTATAGATATAATATTATTTAACTTTTTTTATTATTAAATAGTATTATAATAAATATGTCAACACAACAATTTAGTAATTTTAAAGAAAAATTATTAAATCTCAAGGAAAACACAATATCAGTATTTATCTTGTTTATTATAATTATTATAATTATTTTAGCTATATGTTATTATTTATATAAAAAAAGTCTATATTCTAGTGAATGTAAATTTATGACTAATATTTATGGAACCTTAAATAATAAAATTAAACCTATTGACGCAAAATATAAGACATTCAACCATAACCTATTGGATTATTATATCAAAACCGCATATAATTGTTGTAGTGGGGGTAACTATAAAAATGATTTTGTAAACACCTGTAATTTAATTAATGTATTAAAACAGGGATGTAGAGGTCTTGATTTTGAAATATATTCTATTGATGATAACCCAGTAGTTGCGACATCAACCTCAAATAATTATTACGTAAAAGAAACGTATAATTATGTTAACTTTTCTGAGGTTATGAATATATTATCAAATTATGCGTTTTCGCAAAGCACCTCGCCAAATTATACAGACCCAATCATTATACATTTACGAATATTCAGTAATAATCAAAAAATGTTTAATAAATTCTCTCAAATATTTGAAACCTATAATAATTTATTACTTGGAAAAACATACAGTTATGAAAACCAAGGTAGAAATATAGGAAACGTCCCTATATTAGATTTAAAGGGTAAAATCGTTATTATTGTCGACAAGTCAAACACATCCTTTTTGGATAATAAGGCATTTTTAGAATATGTAAACATTACAAGTAACTCTATTTTTATGCGAGCGTTACATTATTATGACATAAAAAACACGCCAGATATTACCGAATTACAAAATTATAATAAACAAAACATGACAATTGCTATGCCTGATATCGGTTCAAACCCACAAAACCCAAGCGGTATTGTTGTTAGAGAAACTGGGTGTCAACTCATTGCTATGAGATATCAATATATAGACCAATATATTGAAGAAAACACGGCATTTTTCAATGAAAACGGGTTTGGGTTCGTGTTAAAACCTGAAAGATTAAGATTTATTCCGGTTATATTACCGGATCCAACCCCCCAAAAACCCGAATTGTCTTATGAAACCAGAACAATCTCTTCGAATTATTATAATTTTAATATTTAATAATTATATATTATGAAACCAAAAATGTGCGATAAAAACACGAGTTTTAGCGACTGTGAATTATTAATATTACGATTACAGGTTGATCAGGGTGATAAAAAACAAAAACGCAAGGTTCGCAAAGAACATTCTGCCGAATTAAATGGTATGATTTCAATTTTAGAGGATTATTTAAAAAGAAAACAAAATGTTTGTTATGGAGGAATCGCGATAAATGCGTTATTACCAGATAATGCCAAAATTTATAATGAGGATGATATACCAGATTATGATTTTTTTTCTTCGGATGCTTTAAATGACGCAAAAGAATTAGTTGATATTTATATTAATAAAGGTTATAAAGATGTTGAAGCTAAAACAGGACAACATCACGGAACATTTAAGGTGTATGTAAATTTCCAAGCAATGGCTGATATTACTCATGTTCCAAAGGGATTATTTAATGTTATTAAAAAAAAATCTGTGGATGTTGATGGAATATTGTACACCGACGCAAACCTTTTACGTATGTCGATGTATCTTGAATTATCAAGACCGGCAGGAGATACAAGTCGATGGGAAAAGGTGTTTAAACGACTTAGTCTTATAAATAAATATTATCCTATTCCAAATAATAATTGTAATAAAATTGAATTTCAGAGAAAAATGGAAGACTCAATTAAAGAAACTGAAATTTACGAAGTTGTAAAAAATACTTTAATTGATAATAATGTAGTATTTTTTGGAGGGTTTGCGATGGAACAATATGCTAAATATATGCCTAAAAACATAAATAAACAAGTTAATAAAATTGCGGACTTTGATGTTCTATCATTAGACCCGTTACAAACGGCAAATATTGTTAAAAAAGACTTAAACCGTAATGGAATAAATGATGTAACCATTTCGAAAAAACCGGCTATAGGAGAAATTATACCTTTAAATTATGAGATAAAAGTAGGGGCAGACACAATCGCATTTATTTATAAACCTTTAGGGTGTCACAGTTATAACGTTATAAAATTGAATTCTAAAGACATAAAAATAGCAACAATTGACACAATGTTAAGTTTCTATTTAGCGTTTACATATGCGAATAAACCTTATTATGACATTACCCGTATATTATGTATGTCCAACTTTTTATTTGATGTTCAAAAAGAAAACAGGTTAGAACAAAAGGGAGTATTAAAACGCTTTAGTATAGATTGTTACGGTGTCCAACCGACATTAGAAGAGTTAATACGCGAAAAAGCGAATAAATTTCAAGAATTAAAAGATAAACGGGGAACAAAAGAATATGAAGAGTGGTTTTTAAGGTATAATGGTAATAAAAAAAAGGGATATACTTTTAAACCATCCATGAAATATGACAAATACACAAAAACGAATAGTAATAAATATGACAAGTATCACAAATATACAAAATCTAATCGTAATAAATATGACAAATATCATAAATATCGTAAATCTAAAACTCTAAAAAAGAAGGGTTTTTTTTGGTAAATTAAATTATATTCATTTTATATTAGAAATGAGTATAATTATAAAAAAATATTTACCTGGAATATCTTTCTCTATAATGTTAAATTTATATTCTCAACATATAACTAATAAAAAAATTAAAAAAATGAATGACAAATATGAGGCACAATTTAACAGTCGCAATCCATAATTTTACTTTCAAATGTTATATAAGTATTTGATATAGGACGATTTGATAAGCAAATCGGTTATTTTACCGTAAAATATACGGTTATTTTACTTAGAATGTAATATAATAAACTAAAAAGAATACTTGTAAATAAATACCCATTAATATTTAAGTTTCCGTCTTTTAAAAACAAGATTGGTAAATATCGAAACAAATATGTTCTGAAAATAGGCAATTGAAACAAAAAATATAAAACTGCCAATAAAATAGGAATTTGAAGTTCGTTATACATTTCATCTAAAGTATCATTTGACTGTTTTGACACGACGGGTTGTGAAGTATCATAATTTGCGATGTAGTCTTGCTGATTTTTATTTTGTGGAATATAATTTGCTTGTATTTGTTCGTCTTGGGTAAACATCTCGGTATTTTGCGGTATATCTCTTGATGGGAGTTGTGTTGCTCCAGTAGATGTTGCTTGTTGTAGTCCGGTCATTAATTGGTTAATGGTAGTTTGGTCTAAATTATCGGGTAGTTTATTTGATTCAGTTATGTTTAAATTAATATTATTTTTTTGTTGTCCACCAACCCCACAAATTGGGTCAGTCGGTAAATCTAAAATATTTGTGGTGTCACTCATAAATATTATAAATATTGATAGAATTGTGTTATTTACGCAAAATCTATTATTTTTTTATCCTTAGAACATTTTGAAAGAATCGGTTCATATTTATAACACCTATTATCTGT